TGATGAAGGTTCTATCGACCCTATTGGTGGGGTTATAATGACAATTCGCGTTTTGTACCAATACACTCGCGGCACAACTTAAATTAATTAAAGAGGTATTATCATGGCGACTAAAACAGGCGCATCTGGTGTTGTAAAGCTTCAAGTAGCGGGTACGACTGTAGCCGTTGTTGGTGAAGTACGTTCTTACACGTTTGAAGGTTCAGCAGACACTATCGAAGATTCGGTAATGGGTGATGTTTCACGCACCTATAAGCAAGGATTGTCAACTAACACTGTATCACTTGAGGTCTATTGGGATGAAGCAGACGCACAGCAGCTTATTCTCGACGAGCGCACTTCTGTTGATTTTGAAATCTATCCTACTGGCACTGGCACCGGCGAGACTTTCTTTTCTGGTACTGGTATTGTCACTTCACGCTCTATTACTGGCGCGTTTGATGGTATGGTAGAAGCAAGCTTTTCAATCCAATGCAGCGGAGCAGTAACCGAAGCACAAGCTTAATTAACTAAAGGGGATAAACCATGGGATTAGCTAAAGAGTTAAGAAGCAGAAGAAAGTTAGAGGCTCGTGAAGTATTGGTGCCTGAATGGGGTGACGATTCTGGAGCGTTTAAGCTGTATTGCAGAAGTATTACTTGCTACGACTTAGACCAGTTACAGAAGAAGCACCCCGACTTTTTAAGTAACACCACTATCGGCTCTATGGTCGATTTGATCTGCATGAAGGCAGAAGACGAAGGCGGCAACAAGCTGTTCGGGTCTGCTGAAGATCGAATGGATTTGATGGGCGAAGAAACTACAGTGATTTCTGACATTGCAAACCAAATGTTTGCCCAGATTGAGTCTGTAGAGGTGGCAGCAAAAAACTAAAAGCCGATTCGTTTAGGATGAATTTACTATCCTTGGCTGATCGGCTTCACCTAACAATTGCAGAAGCAGAAGCAATGCCGGTTAATCATTTCTATGAGTGGCTGGCTTACTTTCAAATAATGAGCGAATCAGATGGCTGAAAATGTAAGCATTGTAATTAAGGCTTTTGACAAGACTAAACCTGCTTTTGGTGCGGTAACTAAGGCTTTAACTGGTGTTACTTCAGCCGTCTTTAGTATGCGTACGGCCTTGACTGGCGCTGCTGGACTTGCAGGCTTTGCTTATCTAATCAAGTCATCTTTAAACGCCACAGACACCCTTTCTAAGACCGCCAACAAGATCGGCACAACTACCGAGGCTCTTGGTGGTTTGCGTTATGCCGCAGAGATTACCGGCGTTGCTACTAATACAATGGATATGGCATTGCAGCGGTTTACGCGAAGAACAGCGGAAGCAGCTAAAGGAATGGGTGAGGCTAAGGGCGCAATTAAAGAACTTGGGTTAAACGCTCAAGAGCTAAACAAGATGCCGTTAGACCAGCGCATGATTGCACTAGCTGACGCATTCGGGAATGTTAATAACGAATCAGACCAGTTACGCCTTGCCTTTAAACTGTTTGACTCCGAAGGTGCTGCACTTGTAAACACATTGGCGCTAGGCAGTGATGGACTGAAAGACTTACTAGGTGAAGCTAAGTTGCTTGGCTTAACTATGTCCACAACAGCAGCTCAGGGCGTAGAGAAGGCTAACGACTCTATTACTAAGTTATTATCTTTAGGTAAGGGTCTTAAAGATCAGTTCTCAGCCGCGCTAGCTCCCGCTATTGATTCTGCTGTAACCATGCTTACCGAGTTCTTTCAAACAATAGCCGCAGATAAAGGTGGCGTTGAGAAATGGGCTAGAGGAATGGCTAAAGGCTTTCTTCAAAGCATTCAGGACATTATCAAAGGTCTGGATACCGGATTGTCTGCAATATCCGAATTTGCTAACAAAGCCAATCTTTATATAAATGCTATTGAGATTAGATCGCAAGAAAACAATATCAAAAGGTTTAATAAAGAGATTAAAGTGCTTTCAGCAGAAATTGAAGCTTTAGAGTCTGGCGGCAAGCAGAGCTTTACGGATTATCTGTTAGGCGACGATATAGACTCTAAAAAAGATAAGCTAGAAGACTTGATGCACAGGTCTATTTTAGCCGGTCAAGCGGTTCAAGATTTATCAAAGCCTATATCTGGCAACAACTTGGGCGAGTTCTTTGATACAACAATAGCTAAAATTGAAGCTATGAAAAATGCCATTGGCGTAGATGCTGGCGGCACTTCATCTTTGTTCGAGCCTGTTATTAATGAGCTAAGCGATTTAAGGCAAGGATTTAAAGACTGGAGCGATCTTTTACCTGATACCACGTCTAACATCAAGTCACTTACTAATCAGGGCTTAAACGGCCTTACTGATGCCCTGACCGCTGGCGTGACTGGTGCGGCTAACTTTGCTGATGCCATGAAGTCTATGGCTAAGAGTGTAGTTGACAGCCTGATTAAGATGCTGATTCAAAAGTATATTGTTGATGCTGCTTTCGGTGCAATCACTGGCTTTATTGGTGGTCAAGCCTCTACCAATAGAGCAGGCGGCTACGGAGCCTCTTTAGGCAGTGCCGACCCGTTTAATACTAGCAACTTTGCCCCTAGAGCTATTGGCGGTTCTGTTCAGAACGGATCGCCCTACATGGTTGGTGAGCGCGGGCCAGAGATGTTCGTGCCTAACTCGCAAGGATCAATTGTACCTAACAACAGAATGGGCGGCGGTGGCGGCGTGGTAGTTAATCAGACCATTAACGTCACTACAGGCGTGCAGCAGACAGTTCGCGCAGAGATAGCAAGCCTTATGCCCCAGATCGCTAACGCGGCTAAGGGAGCAGTTGCTGACGCTAAAATGCGCGGTGGCAATTACAGCAAAATGCTAGGAGCATAATAAGTGCCTTTATCTTTTCCAAGTGTAGGAATCACCAATCTCAATATGCGGCTAAAGCGCAGTGTTGCGGTATCTGAATCACCGTTTAGCTTTGACCAGCAAGCATATGAGCATCAGGGCGCTAGATGGGAGTGTGAAGTTACACTACCCCCGCTAAACTACGCAGAAGCCAAAGCAGTACAGGCTTTTATTGTTGGCTTAAAGGGTCGGTCTGGCACGTTTACCTTTGGAAGTCCTTTGCACACTAGCACTACTACTGCATCTGTTGCCAGCGCAGCTATCCGCGCAGAATCGTTTACGACTACAGCAGGTTCTGGAGCAATTGCCGCAGGCGACTACTTTCAGCTAGGCGATTACCTTTATATGGCCACAGCGGATAAGGCTTCAGGCGCTAATGTGTTATCATTTCAGCCGCCATTGCGAGCTGCTGTCACTACGACCACGGCATTAGACTTCACCTTGCCAAAGAGCCTCTGGCGATTATCATCCAATGATATTGGCTGGTCTGTTGATACCGCCTCAATCTATGGGTTTACCTTTGCGTTTGTCGAGGCTTTATAATGAGCAGAACATTAAGCACAGAGATGCAGGCGGTAGCGTCTGCTGAGTTAGTCCGGCCTATCTATCTGGTTCAGATGGAGTTTGATTCAGGCGACCTTTTCTTGTGGTCTGGGTTAGGAAATCTTGTTTACAGCGGTGATACTTACGTTGGAACTGGCGACCTAATGGCTATCAGCTCTGTAAAAGAATCAGAAGAACTTACCGCTAACGGTGTTACTTTTACCGTGTCAGGCATCAAACAGTCATTAGTAAGCCTTGCAAGAGACGAGCCGTATCAGGGCCGCAAGATAACCTTATTGCTTGGCGCGTTTGACGACAGCGCAGACATAATTTCTAGCCCTGTTGTTTTGTTTAGCGGGTTTATGGATGTGATGAGCATTTCAGATTCAGGCGAGACTTCAACAATCACTATCGCTGCTGAGAATAAACTGATTGCATTTGATCGCTCATCTGTTCGCCGGTTTACGGCAGAAGACCAGAAGATTGACCATCCGACAGACAAAGGGTTTGAGTTTGTTTCTAAGATTGCCCAGCAAGAAATAATCTGGGGCAGGCCAACCCCCAATTCTACCGCAAACTATGGTGGCGGTGGCGGTGGCGGTTTTAACGTTTCTTTTGGAAACGGATGTTTTGTAGCAGGATCTAAAGTTTTGATGGCAGATTTTACTGAAAAGAATATTGAATCTGTTGTAATTGGTGATTTACTTATAAACCAGCGCGGAGAAGCTAACGAAGTCGTGAAGCTTTACCATCATCCAATGGAAGACAGGGTGCTGTATACGGTTAATGGCTCATTGGAGATGACTGATTCTCACCCAGTGCTAACCACTAAAGGCTGGAAATCTTTAAACCCTGAAAAGACTAGGGAAATTCACCCTGATTTAATAATTGCTGGGAAGTTGAGCTTTGGGGATGCTGTCCGAAAGTATGACAATTTCCGAAAATTTTATATAGAAGAAGTAGAAACTTTACGCAAACGAAAAACCTTAGTTCCGGTATTTAATCTTGACGTTGATGGCGATGATACTTTTGTTGTTGATAACTTTGTGGTACATAATAAATGATCTATCAAAGAGAGTGCTTGGCCAGCTTTAAGGAAGATATAAAGCCCCTGCTAGAGAAGCACTGGGAAGAGGTGGCGCTGCACCAAGGGCAGATAAAGCTGAACCCAGACTGGAAAGAATACGCTAGGCTTGATGCTGCTGGAATGCTAATAGCTTTTACTGCTAGGGATGCAGGCAAGCTAATAGGTTATTGCGTTCTTTTGGTAAGTCAAAGCATACATTACAAAGACCACAAGTTTGCGTCTAATGATGTTGTTTTTGTTTTACCTGAATACCGTAAAACCTACGCGGGTTATAATCTTATTAAGGCTGCCGAAGATTACTGTAAAGAATCTGAAGTTTCTGTAGTGACAATCAACACTAAGGTGCATATACCTTTTGATGATCTTTTATTGGGTCTGGGCTTTGAATTGATTGAGCGTATTTACTCAAAACTATTAAGGAAATAAAATGGCTTTTGCAGCAGTAGCAGGTATAGCGTCAGCGGCAGCTGCGGCGGCGGCACAAATTGGCGCGGCAGGATTTTTCGCAACATTGTTCAGCACAGCGGGATTAACTGCTTTTGCTATTGGCGCTGGATTGTCTATGGTCTCTCGGGCTTTAATTTCTACGCCCAGCTTAGGTCAGCAGATGGCGGGGCTAGAGTTTTCGGTGCGAGAGCCTGACGCTACTAGAAAGATGATCTACGGGCGCACTAGAGTGGGCGGCTCAATTGTATTTATAGATACTACAGACGGTGACGAGGACAACGAATACATCCATATGGTCATTGCTTTTGCTGGTCATGAAGTAGATGCATTTGAAGAGATTTACGCTAATCAAGAAAGAATATGGAACAATGGCATCAGAACTGTTTCTTGGCAACCATACCTTGATGTCAATGTTCATCTTGGCAATCAAACCGCAGCAGATGCAGAGCTTGTATCTCGATCATCAAAATGGACTACTGACCATAAGCTATTAGATACGGCCTATGTATACATTCGCCTAAAGTATGACGCGGAGTTTTTTGCTAACGGTCTGCCTAACATATCCGCAACGATTCGCGGCAAGAAAGTATTAAACCCAGTCACAAGCGTTACAGAATGGACTCAGAATCCAGCCTTGTGCGTTTACGACTACTTGCGTGACACAAAGTACGGCCTTGCCGAATCAGCCTCAGACATCAATTTAGCGGCTCTGGCAACGGCTATATCGTTATGCGATCAGAACGTAGATTTAGCGGCTGGCGGCAGTCAGGCTCGATATACGTTAGACGGTTTGATTGATAGTGCTAATTCTAAGAAAGAAAACATTGAGGCTATGCTTTCTAGCATGGCTGGCAAGTTAGTATATTCTAGTGGTGAGTATTTTATATCAGGCGGCGCATACGTTGCCCCTTCTGTGACCATCGATGAATCTGTAATGGTTGGCGGTATTGAAGTACAAACCAAGCAATCTAGGAGAGGGCTATACAACGGCGTTAAAGGCGTATTTAGAAGTGAAGAAGACGACTATAACGTAGCCGATTACCCAGCCCAGTCAAGCTCTACATTTAGCACAGCAGACGGCGAACCTATCTATTTAGATATGGCTTTGCCGTTTACTACTAACAACATCAGAGCGCAAAGAATAGCCAAGCTCGCGTTGCTGCAATCCCGACAGCAAACCACTATTACAGTGCCTTGTAACCTGACGGCGTTAAAGTTTAGAGCTGGTGATACTGTAATGATTACCAATGCCAAAATGGGTTGGAGTCAGAAGGTCTTTCAGGTGATAGGCTACGACTTGTCCCTTTCGTCATCCGGCGAGATTGTTGTTAATGTCCAGGCTATTGAAACCGCAGCGGGAATCTATGATTGGACTTCATCAGATGAAGAAGATTATTTAACTGGTGGTGAGCTTGACCTTTATGACGGCAAGACTGCACAGCCACCTGTCGGGCCTTTGGGTTTATCTGCATCTTCAACTGTCAACGCTGATGGAACGGTAACGCCGACTATTAATGTAAGCTGGACTGCTGCCTCTGATTCGTTTACCGATTACTATTTGGTTCAGTGGTACAACTCTACAACTGGCAGTACAGCAGTTAATTCAAGCACAAAAACAACAGCCTTTACTATCGGCCCAGTTGAGCCTGCCAGCAATTATGTCGTGACTGTTTACGCTTATAACGGTCTTGGCGTTAAATCGATCCCTTTGACTGGTAACGTAGCGACAATTACAGACACTACGCCTAAGCTGCCTAGCATCTACCAGATAGACACTGACAGCACTGTTGAGCCTACTGCAAGCCAGTTTACTACCGCAGCAGGTAGAGGGCCGAAAGAAGGCGATATTGTTATAGGTACTGACACCACTGTCACGCCTAACAAAACCTATGCTTGGAGCTACAACCTATCCAGCACTGATTGGACATCTAACAGCAACTTTATTAGCGGCGATCTGATTGTTGATGGCTCTATAACTGCTGTAGGTCTAGCGGCTAACTCTGTAACCGCCGATAAGATAACCGCTGATGCTATTACTACAGATAAAATAGCTGCAGGAGCAGTTACTGCTGATGAGATTGCAGCCGGAACTATTACAGCTACTGAGATTGCAGCTGACACAATTACTGCAAGCCAGATTGCAGCAAATACTTTAACCGCAGAAGAGATACAGGTATCAAGCATTACTGTTGATAGGCTAACAGGTGATGTTACAGAGGTTTACCCAATAGAATGGCCTATTAATGCTTCATACGGTGCTGGCACTCTTACTAACTTCCAAGAGTTTTCAATTCCAGAACCAAAGCTTGGCATTGTAAAAAGGCAAAAAGTAGAACTTCAATTAGAACTGTT